GACGAATCACACCTGCTTCGCCAATTGCAGAAAGGTCGGGAAGTTGATACACTGCTGCTGCCTTAAGAAGTTTTTCCAAAGATGCATGTTCTAGTTGGAAACAAACATCTTGAGAAGGAAGTTGGATCTCTTTGTCTGGGGGAGAGATGATTACATTCGGGTCTGCATAAAAATACTTGACCCGACGCTTACCTTCACGGATTGTGATATAAGAATCATTAGTAAAATCCAATTCAGGATCTTGGTGAAGACTCAGACCATTCAGAAACTGGTTGAGATCATAAATCGCAAAGTTACGGGGAAACTCTTCGTTAATATCTGCTTCGGCAAGAATATTCTTTGCCACAGAGATAGTGCGGAGTTTATTACCTTGCTTTACCAGAATAGAGTTGTTAATTCCAGCAAAGTTCTTGAGAATAGTCAGAGTGTTATCAGAGAGTTTCATAATTTGGGGTTTGAGTTTCACTTGTTGTCAACGAGATTGAGATGATTAATCAAAAGAATAGTATAGTGCAAAACCTTGAACAAGTCAGCACGAGGAGTTCCTTTGGTATCATAACGATCAGTATACTTAGTGATATTGCCAGCACAAAAACCTTCACGACGATTGTGTTTGATTTTATCTAAGGTTTGTTCTGTTCCACCACCAGTCCTATCAACATAATGCTGACTATAAGTACCAGCAATATATTCTTCAAGTTGTTTCAGGATTTTATCTTCGTTATATTTCCAGAAACCATTAGCATTTGTGTTTTCAGGCATATTCACAGGGGATTTTGTAACGTCAATTAAACCAGTTAGTTGATCGAGTTTCATTGTAAACTCATTCATTGAATAGAGATATTCATCCATAATAAGGGGAAGGCGCATTTTTTACCTTCCCCAATTATATCAGAAAGGAGTTGGGTTGTCAATATCCAGAATAACATCATTTGATACTTCAGTAGGCATTTGGAAATCAGCATCAACTTTGTCATACAGTTCCAGGAAAGACTGCTTGGTCTCATCATCAAAACGATTGACGCAGACTTGAATTGCCTTTGCCTTATCTTGGAAAATACTATAAGCACGGACGATATGAACCAAACGGCGGGTGCTAATGATTTCCTCAATACCACCATCATAGAAGGTTTTGCGGATGATGTCTGCCCAGTCTACAAGACGCTTACAGAAGTCACGATCTTCTACACCCAAATCCAGAGCAACGCCTTCCAGGATCTTCTGCTCGGTAGCAGGAGCAGGATAGGACTGCTCAAAGGTCACAGGGAACCGCTCCAGAAACGCCTCATTGAGCACATTGGTGCCGATGAAGCGACCGTCATCAGAACCCTTACCTTTGGTGTTTGCCGTAGCAATCACATTAAACCCTGCAGCAGGTTTAACAAAGCGACCAATTTTTTTCAGGAAAACACCTTTACCTTCTAGGATGGATTGGAGGCAAAGGATTTTATTAGATGCAAGATCCACTTCATCGAGAAGCAATACTGCGCCACGTTCCAATGCTTCAATGACTGGTCCATTGTGCCACACTGTTTCGCCATTAACAAGGCGGAAGCCCCCAATAAGATCATCCTCATCGGTTTCGATAGTAATGTTGACACGGATCAATTCACGCTTAAGTTGAGCACAAACTTGCTCAACACAAAACGTCTTACCATTACCAGAAAGACCCGTAATGAACGCAGGATAAAAAATACCGGACTGAATAATTTTTTTAATATCGTTAAAGTTACCAAACTTGACGAAGGTATCATCTTTATCAGGAATAAGGTTTTGTTCCACAGAAGGAAGGGCAGCAGGGGCTTGATATGCTTGCTCCATTTTATTTACAACGGTCGGGGTCACTTCTAGGTTCCAACGACCACGATCAGTTTTAAAAGGTTCCAAACGGCGAGTTACAGTCTGATAATTAATATTGCGAGAAGCGCAATAACCACGAATATCACCCGCACTCAGTTCAGAACCAAATAGAGATTTGAGATCAGCGATCAGTTGGTTGTCAGTCACGGAAATTTTACGGGGCATGATGTAGTTAGGTGTGTTTCATTTGAACTCTCATATTATACACACAAAAAAGGGGGCAGTCAGTGCCCCCTATGACAGTTTAGAAAGTGGTTAAATTATCTATTGAGTTGTTTTTTCTCTTTAGGGGTCAGAGCACTTCTTTGCTTTCCTCTTGCGGACTGCTTTTCTTTTACGGCAGGGTCATCAGACTTATGAGCACCCAAACGAAGACCATAATCAGAAGAAGTTGTTCTGCGGAAATCACCTCTCTGGGTTCTTGCAAGTTTTTCTCTTGATGCTTGCTTTGCTCTATCTCCAAAAGTTGGTCTGTTTTCTAATTCAGTTGCTCTATCAGCAGCCTCTCCACCACCTGTTGATTTTGCAATTTTATTACGAATTGCAGTCTCATCATGACCTCTTTTAGACATAGCAGTTTTTTCCACAATATCATCTCTCCATTCCTCACTCATATTTGCCATAATTACAAGTGCTTCTGCATTAGTATCAGCATAACCTTCGGCAACTAGGTGCTCAAGGATATAATCAAACATATCATATTCTTCACCAACTACTGCCTTTTTACTTGCCTTTGCAACAGTTCCGGCACCAGCACTAAATTGTCCAGCAACATGTCCAACTCCTTTTGCAAGTTTACCTAAAGTTTTACCAGTTTCTCCTGCAAGACGACCAGCAGTAGCAGTTGCTTTATTGTGACGCTCTACACCAGATTTTATGGCATTAGAAATACGATCTGCAATTGATGTTCTTTCTGGTTTCTTTGACTTTGGTTGCTCTGCCTTTGCTTCACTTTCAGCATCACGGGATTCTGGTTCTGTCCTTTCTACTTCTTTTTTATCACTCGCCGCTCTTTGTGCAGCTAGTTTTTCTTGTTGCCTTGAACGGAAGCTTCCTGGTTGTTTTTTTGCTTTACTTACTTTTCTTGCTTCAGTAAGAATAAGATCTTCAGACAACTCATAAACATACTCCACAAAAGACTCAAGACCAACTTTTTCAATCAGAATATCAATACCATCAGCATTTAATCCATATGAATAGAAGTACTCAGTGGCAACTTCTACAATATCTTCGTCATAAACAGTATTATTGTATTCCTCAAACTGCTCTCTGAGTTCTTCATTATAAACAGCATTATAAAGAAGATGCATGTCTTTAATTTGTTCGGAGTTCATGTTCTTTTTAGATTTTTCCTAATTTTATTTAGGAAATCATGCAACTAGTTCCACAAACTCACCTAAAACTTTCTTATTCATTTTTTTACTCTTCAAACTCTTTACAAAAGCGGTTTTAATTTGAGTCTTAGTGGCATCTTCAGCAACCTCAAACTCCGTATCATTTGCAAGAGCAGTTGCAGAAAGACCGAAGTAGGTATGATACCCAGATTCTTTAAGCGAAAACGTTTTTTCTTTCTTCCATGTATTCATAATTTTATCGTACTCAGGATTAATCCATCCAGTATAACGACGAATAAAAGAACCGGCATCACGAGATTCTAGAATCCTCATACCAATAAAGTTGACGGTAGGAAATTTATCACGCAGATTGCGAAGTAGAACATCGGTAAAACCATACCATTCTACATCCAAAGAATAAGTGTTTCCAGTCTTACGATCACGCAAAAATGCATTAGTACCAATTGAATTGAGACCAAGATAAGGTTCATTTAGATGGGGACGATTGAACTCCTTATGATACTTCAAAGAATGTGCTTCTCCATCAGTCAGAATTACACATTGAACTTTCTGCAACTTATTTTCTTTTTGGAAAGTAGGAAGAATTTCATGAAGAGCAATCAAGGTCTCATTTAAAGGAGTTCCAGAAAGACTCAAACCAACTGGAACAGCATAACGAGAATAATGTTGATCACTAAAACTGCGGGCAATCCGATAGATATTCAACATCTGGTCTTCAAGTGTTTTACCATTTGTCTTACTGGTAAGCATATTCATCAAAGAAAAGTATTCTATAACCTGAATGAGTCCATCTTTCTTTTGATAGAGAGGTTGAGGCATAATTGCTTTATTATTTTCATCATACTTAATGATTGGATAATCATTTGTAAAAGCATAAACTTCGAAAGGAATATTAACTTTCTTACAGAACCAAACAAGATTAAAGAGTTGCTTAACAGTATCCATCATCACACGACTCATTGAACCAGACCAATCCAGAACAAATACCAGACCATGATTCTTGCCATTTGCAAGCGTTGTCACCTTACGGAATAGGTCTTCGTTGTATTTGTAGGTATGAAGTTTAGAACAGTCCAGAACACCCGTGCGAGCAGTTGTGGCGCGAGCATAACTATCCGCAGCCTTACGGCACTCAAATTCTTTAACCAGATAATTAACTTCCTTCTGTGCCGAACGCTTGAACTCACGGAACTCTTTATCTGCCTCACCAAAAATTTCACCAGGTTCATATTCATTGTGCTTGAGATAAGATTCCCAAGATTCTTTGCAACGATTATGAATCTCGGCATTATCTACAATGATTTGATTTACATTCAGTTTGGGAATCTCAACATAAACATTCTCCCAACCATCTTGATTTACAAGGTCTTTGAGTGCTTCTTCCAAATTATCAACAGTCTTGACTTCGGGTTCTTCATTTTTCTCACCACCCTGTTTTTGAGTGGTTTCACCCATTTCTGGGGTGATTTCGTTAGAGGCAGAACCTTCAGAACCATCAGACTGAGGTTGGTCATTTTCACCTTGCTGTTGATCAATAAAGTCAGAAGCAGGTTGATTGTTAGCACCGCCCTGTTGAGACTCAAGATTATCCAGAGAAATCTTAGTTTCTTCCTGTTGTTTGTGCTTACAATACTTATAGAGTTCTTCAGCAGCGATCAGAACATCAGCAAAGGATTCGGCAGCATCAATCAGATTGATAATA